ATCTGGTCCTGGAATATACAAAGTTGGAAAATTTGCTTTTGTATATTTTGAAAAGATGATTGATTCTGTTACATCTGATAATACTATTAGTATGTCATTTGAACATCAGATTAATATGCGTGCTATTATGTGGCCTGGAACTTTGGATGTTACAAATCCAGCAGTTTATGATGATTAATAAAGATTTATTGGACAATGGTGAATTTCCAATCTTCTTAAAAGAGCCTCCTTCGTAGGTTCATCAAGTTCTGGGTACCAGTTTCTTGGGTCAATGTTGCTGGTGATCCAGATCTTTTTCGCTTTAAGCACCGTTGAGCTTCCTTTAACCTCAACGATAACCGGATAACGGTCGAACCATCGCAAGATGTGTCCAATCGAAATTCCTCCACGGAATTCATCGATGACAACGTGTTCCTGACCAGAATATCCGTCCCAAAATTTGGTGAGAGGATCTTTTGGATATGCATGGATACTAGCTTGATCCCATGCTCGTCTTGATTTCCCGACTCCAGTTGGACCCCAGAATACGACAACAGTTCGTTCGATTCCAACTGGTGCAAGATTATCGACACCGATTCGTTTGATGTTGCTATAACATCTAACGAGCACATCCCTCGGGATATCATCCAACCGTCCACGTTTTGCGTCGTCGTACAAGGCGTCCCAATCCGTATCGTGATTTCTTCGCATTTTTCGGCGTCCGAGTTCGAATCTTGTTCCTTGAACTGCCGTATCGTCCTTCCATACGTACTCGTCTGCTGCCTCTGAGCGAGAGGGCTCTGCATGACATCGATCGCCGAAAATATTCTTGACACCTCGTAATCTTGTCTTCTTGTCAAAGGTGGCGAGTAGTTGCCAATGTAAAAAGCCCGTGGTGTCACCGAGTTCGAGTTGTCCCTTGATGTAAACGATTCCATTTGGTAAGTAGGGAGTAAAGTTTTCTTGTGGTATTGTTAAAAGCCAATAGCGAGCCTGAGCCATAATGGTGTCTCATTTTGTTGGCTTTATATACTTGTTAAAAATGGCGTAAAACCCCTGTTTCACGCTTGTTTGAAACAAAAAAATGTTTCAAGTTACTTTTGACGTGTTTGTTTGAAACCTACAACACCCCCCGGGAGGGTAGGGATTGCCATAGCGTCCAGCTAGGGCACTAACCCACAAACTACAATTATTATGTAGAGGTATCAACCTATGGTTGCAAGACAGGGGTCTTGGGGACTGTCTAAGTCCCCATGTAAAATGAGACGTCTGAGAAATGAGCCGCTAGTGTTACTTACTAGAGCGGCGTCTCACGTCTCATTTTAAAAAAATTAATGAAATATCATGGAAACTATTGTGGACCCAACTGGAGTGCCGGAAAGCATCAAGGAAGTGTTGCCTATTCCAATGTCCCAGCAGTTGATGAGTTTGATAGCAGCTGTAAGCAGCACGATCGGTCTTATCGTCTTGGCGGTGATCTTAAGGAAGCCGATTACATGTTCTTTAAACAGAACATTGGAAAGGGATTGAAAAGGTCTTTGGCAGCTTTAGCAGTTGGTACACAAGGATACTTTCGTTCTTCAAAAAAAAATTATAGTATGGCTCCAATTAAACGTAGTGGTGGAGGTATTTCTCGTAGCAGGTCTCGTGGTCGATCTCGTACTGTAAGACGTCGATTGACATATCAATTGCCTCCTACGCCGGGTAGAGGTACTTATAGATCACCAGCACGAAGTGCTAGTAGTGTGAGATCATCTGTTGGAACAAGCTCTGTGAATAATTTGATGAGTTTATCTCCTCGTTATGATCGATCTCGTGCTATGTCACGTGGCAGATCTCGTGAACCATCACGTGCTAGTGCTCGTGTTATCACTACTGTAACTGGTAATAGTGGAGGTAGTTTGAAAGTTGTTAAGCGTCCAAGTAAAATGTTGAAAAAATTCGATACACTTGGTGCTACTGGAAAATATGAATTTAGTGCAGCTTCAACACACCCTGAAGCTGGTTATATTGGACATGCTAGCATGCCTAGAAAATTGTTGTTGGAAACAGTTTGGAAAGCTATTTTAAAGCGTATGTGGTCTAAAGTTGGTGTATTGGTTGAAGATTTAACAACTGATTTGCCGTATGTTCAGAGTATTGGTGATAATCTTACATTGATTATCAAGCAGACTGCCGGTGCAGCAAATCAAACTTTGACTTATCCAATTTCTACAACTGGATTGAATATTAATGCACAAGCAGCTTATTTGGCATCTCAATCAATTACGTTTAGAAATCAGGTGATGTATATTGAATTGCAATATATTCCTGCTAGTGGATCTAAGTTGAAGTTTCAGCGTATGAATTTGAAGAACGCTAAGTTGACACTGAAAAGTGAAGCTCATTTAACTATTCAAAATCAAACTAAGCAAGAAGTTGGTGGAAGTTCTAGTACTGATGTTGTCAATATTTTGCCATTGCGTGGTAGAATGTACAAAGGTTATGGAACTGGCACTCAGTTGAATACTGATGCGCTTAATGATTTTTGGGCAGATGAAAATAAGGGAATTATTGCACCTATTAATATTGCGAATGCCTATACTGAAACGCCTGAGGGTTATCAGTTTTTGAATGTTAAATATGAAGGTCCTATTAAGTTTGAACCTGGTGAGGTTAAACAAAGTCATTTGTATGATACTATGACTATTGGATTGAATAATTTATTACGTAAATTACAAGATAATCCATCTGGTCCTGGAATATACAAAGTTGGAAAATTTGCTTTTGTATATTTTGAAAAGATGATTGATTCTGTTACATCTGATAATACTATTAGTATGTCATTTGAACATCAGATTAATATGCGT